TTGTACATTCAAAAAATTCGTATTGATCTTCTGAAATGCAACTCGAAGAGGATCACCGGTGTGATCATTGGCATTCGTTCCAACATTGACAAGATTGATATTCTGAGCATGACTACAGAACATCAAGAAAAACATGGCAATGAATGACAGTAGTATTTTTTTCATTTCTAATCTTATTTATCTATTTCATGTCCGCCGTGACGTCTATGGAATCTGCCGTCACACTGGTATTGCTCGCATCCGCATTGGTGACACCTGGCGGAACGAATCCCTCATTGAATCCAAAGGTATCAATTGATGTTATGATGACGTAGCTGTTTGGAGTATCTTGCATCGATGATACTCCGGTATGAACATATTCTCCAGCCGTGACGGAAGTGTCGAGCTTAGGAATCAGACCGACCTCGACGAAGCGAATCATACCCTTAGATGACTGAGGACCACCAAAGCGTACGCGAATCGTGAAGTCGAGTGAGTACACGATCACACGGCGACGATCGATCGCTCCATCATAGTCATCCGTCATATTCACGGAATTCAGAATGATCGGAACATCCGTGATCGATCCAGGATACTCCATATCCTTGACGCGAACCGTATACTCTGGTTGAAACTCCGGAAGGATCTGCTCAACGATCTGTAACACGTCGTCCTGATTACGTCCATACACATTGAGCTGCATTCCCAGAAGATATGGAACTGACTGCCAGGTTGAGCTGTAGTTATTGGTATCTCCTGCAATCGGTTGTAGACTGCGATTCAGACGATTGAGCTTGATCTCGGGATCGTACTGAATCGACGTGATCTCGAAAGACATGCGTGGAACCTTGACGGCCACCTTGTCGGTCGCCAGATCCGGTTGCTGAGTGATGCGATCCAGGAACTTCTGCTTAGGACCATATGAGATTGGACAACGCTCGACGTTCGATACCACTCCATTCTCGGCAACACGTCCGACCGTGATCGAGTTGAAGAGCGAACCAAAGATAGTCACGATCTTCTTGATCGTTGCGTTGTAATGGTAGGTCTGAGTAAGCATGATCAGGAGTCGTTCGATTCCCCAAAGGGATTTACTTCCGTGAAGTCAATGATGGAGTTGGCACGTGTCTCGAGTGCGTTGTTCTGAATCGAGATGTCTCCATCATTCAGAGCCTCATCTCCATCCGTCAAAGTCACGACGTGTGTGATCGTCGCCACGGCACCAGTGATCATACCGGTAGCGATCACTCCGGATGCCAGGGGATGAATGGTTGAATCCATGAATCGCAGCGCCGAGAAAGTGATCGTCGTCGTCGAATTGGAGTTCAATGGATCAGACAATTGAATGTTCGTTACCTTGGCCGTGCCAGTAGCACCGGAGGCGTAGGCTAGAGTGATCGGCTCTTCGATGTTGAACTTGACCGTCTGATTCGAATACGTTACAACGGCACGGTATGAGGAGTCCAGGGACTTCTCGGCCTGCAGGGCATCTACTTGATCGATTCCGGTGTTCATGTCTTCTCCGCGGTATTCGAAGAGTTCCAGAGTCATTCGATATACCGGCAGATTGTTGAGCTGATGAAAGGGAGTTTCCAGATCCACATACTTAATCTCGAAGAGACCCTTGATGCCTGGAATGTAGATCAGATCGCCTTCGGACGGGCGATAGTTGTTGTAGCCCGAATTCCAAGTTCCGACCGTACTATTCCAGCGTCGACGCGAAACGATGACCTTGAGCTGATTGCGAAGCTCGAGGCCAAACTTAGACATGAGCACTCCGTCGCCTTCATATCCCTCAACCGTCTCAATGTACATCTCGATCTCATAGGCGGAATTGAACTGAGTCTCCGTATCTTCATTCAGAACCTTATCCTGAGACACGATCGTGCGAGGCAGATAGAACATATCAAATCCATACACCTTTATGGATTCGATGATCAGATCTTCATACAGATTCTTTTCACTCTGTACATTTTGACCGAAGTAGACGCTACGTGCCATGATTCTATTTATGGAGAGATCTCAATGACGTATATCATGTAGGTTACCCTACATAGACGTCTTCAGCCTGTGTACATGTCACACGGCAATTCCCACACACTGCGTACCTCAGCCTCGAGCTCCTTGATCTCTTCCTTGGCCTGAGACATAATTTCCGCGCCGTCGATCTGAACTCCACCCGGAAGAGTCATGTTCTTGAACTTCGAAAGGTTCTGTGCCCATTGAAGCTTGATCAATGCCGTGGCATACCTCTTCAGGTACTGATCATTGTACACGGTCGGATAATCATCTGGATTCAAAGTCTGATAGCACTCGACGACGATCCAGGTTCCTACCGGAATTCGTTGAGCCCAGTCGGTCTCGATATGAAGCTTCTGCTCATGACGCGAGAAGATGATTCCTTGATCCATGCCATTGAGTACCATGTCGATCAGCGACATATACTGACGCGTCATCTCATAGTTGATCAGATTGCCCGGTCGACGAAGATCATATAGATCATTCAGATGAAGCTGATAGTCAACCGAGAAGATGCCCTGAGTCGAGTTGGCCACGCCTATGGGAAGAACGCGAAGCACATAGATCAGCTGTTCAGGAAGTGGAATGTACTGATTGTTGAAATCAGTTTGTGTGACCTGATACTTGTAGAAGTTACGAACGACTCCATCCGTATGATAGTTTTGATACAGCTGTATGGCTTCATCGATGCGATCGTCGATCTGATCATCATCGACGTTGATCTCGAGTACCGGTGCGCCGAGGCGACGTAGGCAGTAGTCAATCAGTCCCTGACGTGAGGATGGTTTGGCCATAAGCTTTATTTATTCGCCATTCAATGTCAAGCGCGGAGAGAGCCGCAGATCACGCGGAGACGCGTAGTCTTCATAGGGCAGACGAGCCAGAGGTTGCTTACGATGGCCGACGTTTAGCCGAATTCCTTTCAAAACGAACATCGAGCAGAAGCAGCGATTACCTTTCAGAGGAGGCCAATTTAAGGCATATCGAAATAGATCACGAATCGAGTAGGCTTCTGGATGTGCAATCTGCTCGTCGAGCCAGGATTCCAGACGCTTGGACTCCTGAGCCGTGAGGCCATCAATCGTGTAGATCTCAACCTGCTCGAGCTCTCCTGGCTTGAAGTCACGTTCACGCACATGTGGATAGAAGTTCTCGACGATGCGCCCATTCGAACGTACGAAGGCCGCATGCGTACCGGTTCCATGTGTAAGGAATCGAATGGCACGACCCATGATGTCATGATTGCTGATCCAGATCGCGACTCTGACTTGATTCTTCATGGAATCTATTTATATGGAAAAGAAAAGGGGCTTCTCCTTTCGAAGAAGCCCCTGATGATCGATGTGATTAAGGATTAAAATCCGTGAGACCAGCCAAAGAATACGTGATAGCGCTTACCCGAGTAGTCGCCGGCATTGTTCCATTGACCATAGCAGATACCTGTATTCAGCTTTCCACCCCAGAAGTTGCCGTACTGAATGTAACCACCAACGTCTTCGATCGTCGAGACCGTGGTCGATGAGCCGGAGCAGGGAGTACCGAGGCCACCCAGAGCGAACGGAACCACCGTGATTTGATTGAGCGTAGGCTTCAGACCGGCCAACGGTCCAAGAAGGAATGAATCCACCTTGGAGCCGACGTTGATCGGATATCGAATGGTAACGTTACCAGACACGAGTGAGAACTGGCCAAGGTAGTCGACGCCTAGGCCACCAGCACAGTACTGATTGAAGTTATACACGGCCAACACACCACCGCCAGTAGTATGTCCGGCTTTGAGATGAGGTGCGTAAGTCAGATAGGGTTCAATGGCATAGTTTGTAGCCGTAAGAAGACCACCGGACTGAGCCTGTGCGTACAACTTGTTGGCCGCATCGCCAAGATTGAGTGTGCCAAGTAGATTCGAGACCGTCGTCGACTGCGCTTGAGCCGAGACGGACGCGATGATTGCTAGAGTGATCGTGAGGAATAATGCTTTGATGTTTTTCATGTTGGTGTTGTTAATGTTGAGGTAACGGTTTAATTTATCATCGTGACGAGCCAAAGTAAATCACTTATTTTCGACGACTGGTGTTTTAGGTTTTGAATCACCGATGATTGCGGACTTGAAGATGCCCCAGAGGGCGCCCTCATGTTTATACCAAGTCCAGGCGGCCAGAACGTTGTTCCAGTTGGCATGAGTTACCCAGCCGGCAATCACCACAAGCAAAGCATGGATTGCCGTGAGGCCGTGCCAAGTGGATTGAGAGACGAGGCCTGAGGCCTGAAGCTGTTGAACTATCTGAATGAGGTTCGTGTCGTTCATAGATTATTTAAGACGAATGTTGACCACAAAGCCGTCGCCAATTTTAGCCACGCTTAAACCCGCAAGGTTTGTGGATGTGATTGGCACATTGGCCGAAATACCGGACGCCTGAATCATTTGAATGATTCCGTCCATCTGCGCGGCCGTCAACTTTATCGGTTGAATGCGACTCGTTATATTCGTGATTGTCGTGACAACGATTGTGGGTGCGTTGGTAGCCACGCTATCCGGAGCATTGGTAACAACCGTTGAGTCTTGAGCGTAGGTGATTCCCGCCAGAGCGAGACCGATGATGATAGCTAGTTTTTTCATAGTTTGTAATGGTTAGGTGTTTAGTAGGTGCGTATCGAACCAACAGTTATCCAGCAGTTTGTTGCTCCGGTGTTAAAATACAAGTTTGCCTGCCATACAAGACCTGAGAGACTAGCGACTGTCGGCATAGGAATACTGTTTGTGTAGTAGAACCAAGTCATGTTGGTTCCAGCAGGTGTAGTCACGTTGTGGAAGCCTCCTAAGCGATAGACCGCAGCATTGTTGGACGTGTAGTTCATTGAAGAGTTGTCCGTAAAAGTGCAGGAGTTGGTCGAAGCAACTTGATACCCAACAACAAAGTTTGTCCCGTAAATAAACTGAGGTGGAACCGTTAAGATAAAATTGTTACCGCCGGAGCTTGACGAAACGCGGAAGGTGGAAGTAATAATCCCGCCTCCAAAGTCGAAAAAATTCGGCAATGCAGCTTGGACACCACTAAAATTTCCGGGTGCTTGGTCATTGTAGGCGTAGGAAAACCGGAAATAAAAAGTATTAGATACGATGCTAGAAGCTGGCAAATTGGTGGCTGCGCCAAGATTGAGC